TGACTGTGCCTTTGTTTGACAATGAAGGCAACCTAAACGGGATTGAAGATACTGTCTGTGGCGTGTTCGCAAAGCTTGCAGCATCATCTCTAGTCTATAATGTAAGCGCAATCAGCGCACCAAGTATTCTCAACGCTGCCTCGGGTGACCTACTCAGCTGCGAGATGTCCGTATCAATCCTAACGAGTTGGAGTTAATTATGTCCGATTGGGAAAAAGAGAACGAAGCCTTTCTGATCAAGATCGGGCAGGTTAAAGAAGTACCAGCAGTAAAGCCAGCAACTAAGAAGGAAGAGGAATAATCACATGGCAGTTTATTTAGCAAATACTGGAGTTCTAACTGTTAATGCGGTTGATCTCTCAACATTAGTAACAAGCGTAACAATCAACCGCAGCGCAGACGAGCTGGATGTCACAACTCTGGGCGATCTTGGTCATCGTTATCTTAAGGGATTGGAAGCTTCAAGCATTACAATCGATTTCCTAAACGATGAAGCATCTACTAAAACACTCCAGACTCTTAATAGCACATGGGGTACAAACACAGTCGTTACATTCAAGCAATTCTCAGGCGCAACCTCACCTACTAATCCTCTTTACACAATGACATGCTTGGTCAACAACACAACACCTGTAAATGGTGCAGTTGCGGATCTTTCAACTCAGAGTGTAACTTGGAACGTATCAGGTACAATCGCAATTACAACAGCGTAAGAAACTAACAAAGGGGCAAAACCATGGCAAAACTAAAGATCGTTCGTAATGATGGAAGCGTACTAGAAGGCGAGATTACTCCAGCAGTGGAGTACGCGTTCGAGCAGTACGCTAAAAAGGGCTTCCATAAGGCGTTTCGCGATGACGAAATGCAGACCTCGGTCTATTGGCTAGCTTGGGAAGTAACACGCAGGTCAGGTGAATCTGTTAAGCCTTTTGGGATCGACTTCATCGAAACACTTAAGAGTGTATCGGTTGAGGACTCCGACCCTTTGTCTTAAAGCGCGACTTACCATTCACCTATCTAATCGCTAGGCTAAGCATTAGATTGGGAGTCGCGCCACAGCAGTTACTAGAGTTAGATCGAGTAATGCTAGATGCATTATTTCAAGGTCTTACAGACGAAGCGAAGGAGTCCATCGATGCCAGCAAGCGTAAAGGGCGGCGTTGAGCTTCGCAGAGCACTTCGTAAGTTCAGCCCAGATCTAGCCAAAGAATTACCTAAAGAAATTGGCGCAGCACTAAAGCCAATCACTAGAGCCGCCAAAGGTTATTTACCAGATGACGGACAAGTGCTAAGCGGATGGCTAACGCGTGAAAATTCACAGGCTCGCTTTCCTTCTTACAATGCTCGAATTGTTAAGCAGGGTATTGGCTATAAGACAACACCATCAAAGCCTAATCGCAGGGGCTTTAGATCATTGGCCCGTGTGTTTAATAAAAGTGCTGCTGGAGCAATTTACGAAACTATGGGACGTAAGACTCCACAGAGTCGCTTTGTACAGAATCAGACGGGCAAATACAGCTCTCAGATGAAGGGCGATAGCAAGATGGAAGGTCGCGCCTTGTATCGTGCTTATGAAGAAAACAATGGCAAGGCGAGAGATGCAGTTCTTAAGGCACTTCAATCTGCAACTAATAAACTGAATGCTATGGCGAAAGGCTAATTATGGCTAACATAAATATCGACATCGCCGCGGAGTTCACAGGTAAAAAAGCCTTCAAGCAAGCCGAAACAGCAACGGACAAGATGTCTAAGAATGCTAAAAAACTTGCAGGTGCTTTAGGTCTGGCTTTTAGTGGACAGGCTATTCTTGCTTTTGGTAAAGCCTCAATCAAAGCTGCTGCAGAAGATGAGAAGGCACAGAAGCAATTAGCCCTAGCCCTTAAGAATGTCGGACTTGGTAGAGATGCCGCGGCCTCTGAGGATTACATCCAGAAGTTACAAAGCGAGTTCGGCATAGTCGATGACAAGCTACGCCCTGCATATCAGACTCTCGCAGTAGCAACACGCGACACACAGCTTGCACAAAAGCTTCTCAATCTTTCGTTAGATATTTCAGCTTCAACAGGCAAGGATCTAGGTTCGGTTACAGCCGCCTTGAGTCGTGCATATCTAGGAAATAACACCGCACTAGGCAAACTCGGTGTAGGCATATCAAAGGCTGATCTTAAGGCTGGCAAGTTTGAAGATATAGTTTCGCAGTTAGAAACTACTTTTGCAGGTTCGGCAACAGCCGCCGCTAATACGTTTCAAGGTTCAATCGACAAACTAGGCGTTGCTTCTGCCAATGTATCAGAGATTATCGGTACTGGTTTAATCGATGCTATTAAAGCACTAGGCGATGAAAATACAGTTGATAGCCTTGCTGTCGCTATGGAATCTACAGCGTTATATATAGCCGACATTATCCGAGGTGTTGGAGTGTTGATTGGTCAAATTAAGAGTGTTAGCCAAATTGCATCGAAAATTCCAGGCTTAAACAAAATAGTAGAATTGTTATTGAAGGCTAATCCTGTTTCGGGAACTTTGATAACATTAAATAAATTAGGTCAAGAATCACGCGCAGGCCAAGCAGGTGGTTTCCCTCAAGGCGCACCTGCCGAGTATCAAGCAGGTATAGATGCTAGAGCCGCAGCAGCGGCAGAGAAAGCTCGTAAAGCTGCCGCAGCAGCAGCAGCCAGACTCGCAGCACTCCAAAAGAAATCATTGAAAGCTCAGCAAGATGCACTAAAAATATCTAAAGCTAAAGCAGTTTTCGACATGCAAAAAATCCAAATTGAGGCTGCCCTTAAAGGTAAGATTTCCAAGGAAGATGAAATTCGCCTAAAACTCATGAAGGCAATCCTTGAGGAAAATGTTAGCGATGTGGAGAAGTATCAAAAGGCTTTAGAAGTTGCTCAGACAAAGACTAAAGAATTAACTGAGTTACTTGCAACAGTCAAAGGCATGGAGATCAAAGACCCGTTTAGCGAGTGGTCGGTTGATCCACTTACTGCTGCTATCAATGAGCTTACTAAGTCAATGTTTTCTGTACAGACACAGATCCAAGCCAACGGCACAGAGTGGTCATCCTTTGCTAACTCTGTAGCAACTACAGTCATTAGACCTAACCTTTCAGAATGGAATTCAGCTTTTGGTGCTGCTACAGCAGCGGCTAATTCTGCCGTTGCAGCTTTAGGTGCTATTGGTGGAACTACTACGGGTGGAACTACTACGGGTGGAACTACTACGGGTGGAACTACTACGGGTGGAACTACTACGGGCACTCTTGGCGATTCAACGACTAACGCTCTTATTGCTAAGGCAGAAGCGGATGCATTGGCAGCTAAGGCGGAAGCAACCGCAGCAGCGGCAAAAGTTGCAGAATTAGAAGCCACAGCGGCAGCAACTAAAGCCCTTGCAGAAGAAGCGAATGCTTACGCTCAACGCAATGCAGCTATAGTTGCAGCAAATGCACAGGCAGCACTTGATGCAGCACTTAAGGCATTACAAGAAGCCAATGCAAAAGCAGCATCAGCGGCAGCGGCACAAGCAACAGCAGCAGGTGGTACAACCAAAATTGAAGTAACTGTTACAGGCGATCCGTTTACTGATCCTAATGCTGTAGCGGAAAAGGTTGTCGAGATTATTCGCGGCGCAGGTCAACGCGGTACAGTAGATGTGTTAGGTATTGACTAATGTCTTGGTTGCCAGAATGGCGTGTTACGATCAATGATGATGTTTACACCAATGTCACGTCAGTATCTTTTGCATCGGGTCGAATAGATATCGATCGGCAACCTACTGCAGGTTACTGCCGAGTACAGATCATCAATACAGATGGCTCACCCTTTACTATCAACGTCTCAGAAACAATCACATTAGAGCTCAAGAATTCATCTGGCACTTATGTGACTGTATTCGGTGGCGAAGTCTCGGACTTTTCCATCGGGGTTAGAAGCCCTGAGGAAACTGGCTTTATTACCATGGGCACAGTTCTAGGCGTAGGAAGCCTTGCAAGGCTTACTAAGGCTGTTTACAACACAGCCCTAGCAGAAGGCTTAGACGGGGCTCAAATCGCCGCTATCCTTGGCTCAGCCCTTTCCCTGCCATGGTCAGAAGTATTA